GAATGGCACCCCGTTCCTGATCAGGTAAAGACAGTCGATCAGGTCAGGGTGCCTGCTCAGTTTCCCGCGGTGGCCGCTACGTCAGAAGGTCGCGTAGTAGACTCCGAGCCAAGTACGGCAGCGACAGCATTGATCCCGGCATCACCCAGACGCGATACTATTGCTTCGATCTGAACTTCGTTACTCGGAACCGGAACAGGAACGTCATCGATAGCGGTAACTGAGTAGGCAAGCACGGCCATTCCCAGCCAAAGCTGGTTTTGTGACAAAACCGGTCCAGCAGCCTTGAACAAGCGGAGCTTATCCAGCGCCGTCAGCCGTCGTACTGCAATGCGTCGTCCTTCCGTATCTGATACAACAGATCCAGAGGTCGCTCCCAATATGATCGTTGAAGACGGTGTCATCAAATGCGCCTGCGCCGAACCGCAAAGAACTCGAGCTTCTGTTTGACGCTACTGTCGCCTTTCCAATGGCCAGCACTCGCAAGCTTGAACGTAACCGTATCGTACTGATAGGTCGACGTAGAACCGTCCGTCTCGGCTACATATTGATACATCGTTCCTGGTGTCGAGGTGTTCCCGTTGAAATATTGCTGCTCCGCGGCCGCGATGAAATCGTCCACCGCAGAGTTGCCTCGCTCTACCTCGAACGTGCCTTCCCATCCTTTCGGCAGCTCCGTGCCGATCGGAATACCGTCAAGTCGGCTCACACGGACAGACTGAGTGATCTGTCGTGCCTCGAAGCCAGTAACATGGGTGAGATCGATGCGCCCCGTCGGCCCGATCACCACAAGTTGGGTGTCGCGCCCGATCGAGAAACTTGTGATCGACATGAAAACTCCTTACGATAACTGCCCGGCGATCGATGGCTTACCGCTAGGTAGCGTCTGCGCAGATACCTGTACGGTCTGACCACCCTCCAGATTCACGATGAACTTTTCATTGATCCCCTGGTACTGCACCTGCACGTCCGCTTGTACGTACCCAGTAGCGGTTCGGCTGATCGGGTTGTTGGTGACATCGCAGATGACGCTGAATGGAAGACTCCCATCCGCACTCCCGAGCAGACCCTGACCCAGCATGTTCTGCAGGAAACTTAGCAGTGTCGCGCGGATACGTCGGAACAATACAGCATTGATTACTTGCCCGACGTATTGCCCCATACCGGCCGCTAACGTGGCGGCTATGTAGTTCGTCAGGCGTGTGTAGTTGTCCCCGTTGGTTGCCGGGTTTGATGAAGAGTTGTGTCCGCCTCGGACGCCCCAGTAGTTTCCGCCCGGTTGCGGATTGGCGATCACGTCAATTCCGGCGCCGAGGAGCGCAGCCAGTTCCGCGGAAGAGTACGTCGTGGTCTGTCCGGAACCTGGTGTCCCTGATTTTTGGCTGCCAATCACCCCATACAGCGGCTTGTTCAGGCTCGATTGCTCGGGAGAAAGATTAGCGAGCCGCCCGGCCGCAAATCCCTGTGGTGAAACGAGACGAACGGTGCTGTTCACCTGATCTGACCACCAGAGCCAGTCGCCAAACATCAGCTTGGCCGCGTAGCTGTCCAGACCTGCTTGATTCTTGATGGATATCGCGTTCTGGATAGTATCACCAGCGGGACCGGTAAGGGTCATGTAAATCCCTTCCTGCAGACCGAAACCGGCCTGCGTGGTCCACTGCGTCGAATCATCCGCATCCGCCAGCACCGCGATCCCGCACCGCTGACCGCGCAGCGCATACATTCCAGTGCGCGGTAGTGCATCGGATCCGACAAGTTGAACGGCGGTGACGCTTTGCGCACCGTCGCTACCGGCGATACCCGAACCGAGCGTGATCGAGAATGCTGACGGAGCCGCCGTTGCGCCGCCGGCACTGGCAGCCACTATGTGGGAAGGCCCGCGTTGTGAGCCTTGTCCCTGGTTGACGGCGGTGGCAAGCCCAGTCCAAAAACTAGCCCCCGTTCCGACAAGGCCATCAAAAACCTCGGGCTGCAAACCTGGAAGTGATATCGTCAAACGCCAAGTGCTCGGCTTGGATCCTGCAGATAAGGACAGCGCAATCTGATTGCCGAGGGATCCGGTGTACAGTGCAGTGAACGTGCAAGTCGTACTGGGAGCGGTTGCCTGAGCAGCAGTATCGGTGCCATCCGTAACCCTGACACAACGAAAATTCTGGGCGCCCTGCTGAACAGACGTTGCCACCTGAGTCCCCATATCGTATTTGCGGACGATAATGGAGCCGAAGCTGCGCGCATAGTCGGCCATGGTCGCGACGATTACCGGTTGCCCGACTGGGCCCCAGGATGCCGTGCCCACCACGCCGACAATATTGGTCGGCACGCCGTTGAGAATCAAATTTTGCGGCGGCACGATCTGGACGTAGAGATCGGGCACCACAAGTGCTGTAGTGTTAATGCTACCTTGCTGAACGATCGGCATCGCCCTAGTGCTCCTTCGACGACTTCAGGACGCGCACCACATCATGGGCATGCTCGGTGCTAAGCACTTCGGAGACGTGAGCCACGTCGGCAATTATATCGCCGCGCGCCAAACCGCTGAATGGCCGCACAACGACCAAATGGATATCCATGGGAACTCCCGTTTTCAGGCGATAAATGGTGCTGTATTGAGCTGTAGGTCGCCAAACAACATGGCCGGTTGAAGATCTGCGATCATTGTCGCATATTCTACCATGTAAAGCAGATCACGCCGATACAAAAGCGCATCTCGGGACTGATCGAAGATAGTGGTCCCCGAGTAAACTAGCCGGCCGGCGCTTCCGTCCGGAAGATCTATAAAGGTGACGGCTGCCAACGATTGGTCGATTGCGATTGCGGCGTCATCGCGCATGGTTGGAGTCGGACACCAGCAGGTGATACGAAAGGCCTGCGACTGCCGTCGCGTTTCCTTGGTTGCCGGAGCATCTGTCACCACTCTGGCCAGTAGATCACTGATACCCGGAATGGTCAGCGTCGCGCCCGAGAGTTGAACAATCTGGTCAGCACGTACAAGGACCGCAAGGTTTGCAGCGATGGCGTCAACATTATCGGCTGGCTGAATACGATAAACGTAGCTCCTGCCGCCGGCGCGCACCCCAGCAAGCTGGCCAACTTGGGCCTGGCCAGCGAAAGAGACGCTGCTGCCTGTCACCTGAACCGATAGCGTCGGGGTCACAGGGATGCTGTTCCAGTCATCGTAATACCGCGTCGTCAGCCGACCTGCGCCATGCCCGGCGAATACCGTCACGTTGATCGTGCCGGCGCGGAGATCAGTATCGAGCGCGGCAGATTGCGGCCAGCCGCGATAAATCCGACAGTTCGGCCCCGGTACGCTCGGCGCCCCTACCCCATTTGGGTACAGCGCTAAGGATGCAAGCGCAACCAGCGCCGCCTCGACCTCGGATTGGTCCGCCATCAGGTGATCGCCTGTTTGACCGTTAGTCGCCAGCCTAGCTGAGTGAGCTCCGCTGCAGATACCGTGGCGTTTCGGTCGAGATCATCAGTCATCAGGTCCCCCGGAAGAATCGCTACACTCGCGAGGGCAGGGAGCAGCAGTGTCCAGTACGGCACCGTATTGTCGCTCGGCAGATCTGCTTGTGGCTGGCCCGCACCTGACGCGCCTATTACACTGGCCGGCCACTTAATTAGCAACGGAGCCGTTGTCGCCGTGGTTAAACCACCATAGGATGTGGCCCCGACGGCACTCGGTGCTATTGCGCGGGAGAAGGACACGATCCTGTTGCAGCGCACGCATAGCACAGGTAATAAGGGCTCCTGTGAAGCAATGAACCATACGGCTTTGCCTTGAACCAAATAATCGCCGGGGCAAGTATAGGCTGCGTCGAAGATGCCGTGCGCCAACGGATCGCCGTACCGCTGGGGTCGCTCGAAGGAGCCATGCATTCTGGTGAATAATGCATGAAGTCGCAGGAACCGGTTGGTCGGTGCAAGTGGATCCGACTGACCGGACGGGCGGAAAGCGTCGGTACTCGTCCCGGCGGCACGAGCGGCGACGTTCAAGCCCCAGCGGACCCTGTCTTGTATCCCTGACTGCGTCACTTATACCACCAAACTGATGCCGCCGTCGTTCAAGGCAGGACCGGGGGGAATTCCAAGGAACCCGCAAAGCCGGCGGCGCCAATCATCGAAAAGCGATGCCCGGTCGCGTGGCTCTGTTCGATTGCGAGTCCAGATCGCTGCCTGATCCGTGTCCAAGCTATCTCCGGCACGCGGCACAGCCAACTCCAGTGAGTTGAGCTGGACCAGGTAACGTCGAAGGATCGCTTCTTCCGCCGGCGCGAGATGATTAAGCCGAAACTCCAGCGTTCCATATGCCTGAAAAAATCGCCAGTTCTCGAATCCCGCTCCAGCAGCGCCATATGCCGGATAGCCGCAGAAGCGCCGGATATCCGTCTTCTCCGGGTCTGTGAACATCAGAGAAAAGTGCCGTCACCGCGGGTCAACAGCACCAACCCCGTGCCGCTGGCAAGTACCACCGCTGCGTAAGTGATAAGCGGATTGGCCGCGATAATGACCCGCGAACCCGCTAGGACCGGCATGTCACTGGCGGAAGCGGCCACAGTAGCGTCGGCGCCAAAGCGAACGAAGGCAAGCGACCCCGTGGTGTTAGTCACCACCACGGAGTCTCCACCCCCCATCAGTGCCGCACTGGCGGAAGTGGTTCCCGCTGCCAACGACACAGTTCCCGTTGGCCGGAAAGGCTGAGTGGATCCCATCGACATGTCAGCTCCAATAGAGGGGTTCAGCCAACGTGTTCGATCATGACCGCGCGCTTGAAGGTAGCATTGGTTGCGGTCGGTATTGTGCTGGGGTTGGTTGTAGTATCGGAAGGGGTGCAGAAGCCACCGATCCAATACCACGATTGCGCGATGATCTGCTGTAGGCGGTCCAACGGCTCCCGCGTCACCATCGCCACCCCATCGACGATGGTGATGATCGAGTCCTTCGGGGCGATATCCTCCTCGGTCATTCCAGCAAAATCACCCTCGATGAGAGCGCCTTGACCACAAATGATGGGGCGACGCACCATCAGGCCCGCCAGAGTGGGGTGAGCTTGAACGAATGCTTCAGTAGTCGGAATAAATCTCAGACCAAGGAACTGGTTGACCATCCCTTGACGAAAGACCTGGTTCGCCGATGTAGCGCCCTGGAAAAGCTGCTTGAAGTCTGGATCGGCGAACAACTGCCGGGCAGACACCGGGTCCAGATAGCAGTTGTATACGCCATCGATCTCCGGTACCGCATTAAGCCTTAGCTTGGAAACGGCATCCAGCAGGCAGCCCATGGTCAGTGTGTCACTGGCCGTTAGGATTGCCGTGTTGCTGCGCAGCGATGGCCGGATGATCACCGATGCATTAGCTGCTATTACGGCACTCCCGGCCGTTCCATCAGAAACCGACACGTTACCAGAGAACGTTAGCACACCGGATATGCCATTTGGTGCTGTCGATACATTCGTGCTGTCCGCGGTGACGCCAACCAGTGTATACGCGTTCGAGCCCACGGTGACCGTCAGCGTGTTCGCCCCGCTTATCGTTTGCTGAACGCCATTCACGAAACCCGCTTGCAAACCACGGACATCGTCAACCGAAATAGCCGGTCCGGCGCTCCCAAGGGTTGTGCGGACACGTGTGTTGCCGCCAAAATATGCATTGAACAATGCGTTGCGCGCCAACTCATCCAAGCTGCGCGCAGCCTGTTCGCCGTTCACGTATGCGTTCTGTAGAAATTGACTCGCGATGCCGACTCTGCTGGTGACCATATTGAGGTCCGTCGTCGCCGCGTAGTGATTGATGGTAATCGTATATTGTTCCACACCCCACGTTGTCGGGGTAAGGCCGTTGTCGAAGTTGGTGTTCGTAGCGGGTGCGACGGGTGCAGTGACGCTGGGCTTCAAGCCGGCGCGGGTTTTGGTCAGTGTCTCGCCAATGCCTACCGCGATCTCCTCCCGGTCGGCGCAGGCCCGGTAGCCAAGGCGGGACCGAAGTGCTTGCTGGAATTCGCGCTCCAGGAAGCCCTGCTGAATAACCGGCTGCAGGGCGGCAGGAAAATTCTGAATACCCATTTAAGGAGATCCCTCAGTCAGGAGTTTGCTTCTGATGTCAGCCACGGCGCTTCAGCAGAGCCGCACGGGCGGCTCTGTACTCTTCGTCATTCATCTCGGTTGCCAACTTCTGGCGCGGCGGCTGGGCCGGCGGCGGGTTGGCTCCAGAAGAGGACGACCGGCCAAAAAGCCACGGCTTTGCCCGCTTGAGTTCCGCGACAAGAGCTGTCGCGCCCTCGACATCGCCGCGCTCGTTCAGCTTCGCGCCTGACATGTCGAGCAGCTTCAGGCCGTCAAGATCAATCATGCCGGCGCGTAACGCTTCCGTCTTCAGTTCGGCGTGCACGAGCCTGGTCTGAGTGACACGTTCTATTTCCGCTAGCTGCCTTTCGAGTGCCTCGGTGCGTTCCCTAAGC